GGCTGATTCCAGAGTCCTCACCTTCGCTACTGTAGGTTGGTTGTTGAGATACAGGATCCGGTGTTGGCTGAGGGGCAGGCTGATAAACTGGAGTAGGAGTCGGAGTGAACGTCTGGATGTTGCTCAGGTCTACTGGAGGACGATAGACCTCAGTCCATCGAGTTGGCCCACCAGTGTACGGAGTTGGCTCAGGAGTCGGCTCTGGCGTCGAATAGTAGCTCAGCGGATCGACAGGAGGCTGAGCATATCCGGATGCAGTTACTGGTCCGAACTTAGGGGTTGGAGGGGTTGAGAGATCGACTGGTTGGCCTGCGGTTTCCCACTCGCCTTTGACCCAGTTCCAGCGATCTCCAGCATTGTTGACGATCTCACCACCAACGAACGATCCCGGCATCCCTGGGATTGGATCTCCAACACGGAATTCTTCGTATCCGGGAAACCCCGAGTATGGCGTCTGATTCGGCCCTGCTGGTTCCGTTTCGACTCCGGGAAGGCTTCTGCTGGGATCGTTTGCCATAGGTTAGGGTCCAACAAAACCGCGGAATCCAGTTCCAAGCTGACCGATTCCACCAGCAAGACCACCGATGCCTTGCATGATGGCCAGCGGAGAACCGGCCTGCGAGGCTTGGAAGGCGTTCTGGGCGTTTGTGAGAGCGAAATTGCTCCCAGTCTGCATGAGCTGACTTGGACTGGCCTGCTGCAACCCTTGGAACAACTGAGGAGTAGCGAACGGCGAAGCACCCTGCTGGAGGCCACCGAGCTGAGCGGCTTGTGAGACGATCGGCTGGAGTCCGAGAGCGGACTGGATGTTCGCAATGTTCTGCTGCTGTGCGCCCTGACGCTGTTGCTGCGAAGCCATCTGACCTGCGAAGCTCTGCTGCATCGCGGTGTTCCGCTGACCGGTGGCCGCGAGGATGTTCTGGAAGGCTTCCTGCGCTTGTCGATTGGCGACATCGCTGGTGGTCTGACCGCTCTGGAGTAGGCCAAGAGCCTGCTGACGGCGTTGAACATCGGCATTACCGATCGCTTCGCTAACAGCGCGGGCCTCGCGGAATGCGGAGAGATTACCGAGGACGTTGCCGGAAGCGGTTCCGCGGGCGCGAACAGCCTGCTCAGCGGCTCGCAGCAAAGCGGGATCGAGCGTACCGGCTTGAGCGAGACCGGCACCGATCTGGCGTTCGAGGTCGCTGCGGATCCTTGCGGCCTCACCGGTATCCTGGGGACCACCCGGCATGCCCACGCGCTCGTAGGAAGGAGCGGCGATGGTTTCCTCGGCGATGGGGCGATTGCCGATGTCCTTCAGGAACTGGGCGTAGAGGCCGGGTTCTCCAGCTTTGCCATCAACACCAGGAGTTCCGTAACGCTCGGGATCGAGGGCTTGAAGTTCGGCTCGACGCTGTTCCGCGAACTTGGTGCCGTAAAGTTTTTGCGCCTCAAGCTGTTGTCTGGCCTGCTCAGGAGCCAACGCAGCAAGAGCCTTTCCAAGAGCTTCTGTTTGAGCGATGTCGGAGATCTTGCTGAAATCTACGGGCCTAGTTCTTCCAGTATCGACGCCCTTTTCGTAAATAGGTACATTGACAGTCTCACCTATCCGCGATGCCGCCTCGATCTGCCGTTGGAGCGGGAAGGTTTCGATTGCAGCCATAACCGCCTCGCGGTTCGCCGCCGCCATGTCTGGTGCTTTATATGATCCGCCCATAGGAAATCCTCTTGTTCATCAGCAGTTTGAAGTACCTGTCAAAATCGTACAAACGGGAAATGCCTTTGCGGAACCCACCGAGCTTGGTGACGTTCTTCGAGCATAGCCCCATCATGGCCAACCAGAGTGTCTGAACCGCGCACGGCTCAGTACCAATAGCGATCTCAATCCACGCGATGTGACCGTCCGGGAAGTTGTTGTTCAGATCCTCGGACTCCTCGATCGAGTTGAGGAATCGCACGGCCCCTACACCGACACACTTCCCATCCTCGTTCTTCACAATCCCGATCAGCTTCTTGGAATTGAAGATTCCGATCCAGTTGAGGAGCTGATCATCGTTCCATGTGGAACAAGTAGGCCAATGCTGTCGCAGCAGTTGGGCCGCTTCCATGATGGTTGGATGTGCGGTCATTGCTGAGGACGCACAGAATCAACGAAGCCAGAGAGGATGGTGGATTGCAAGGACAAGCGACCACCCAAGTTGGGGTTGGTCTGAACCCTGAACTGGATGTTGTTCCAGCGTCCCTTGCTGATCAGGTTGTACGCTTTGAGGAACTTCTGAGAGTTGGTGATCGTCAGGCTGGGATCGAGGTCCGTGAACGTCCCCGACATGTCGGTCGAGTAGGCGATCGCCGCGTCCGTATTTGAGCTGGTGTACGGGTTGTCGAACGCGAACTGGACGCTGTACCCGATCTTGTCGGGTATGGGCTCGTTCAGGTTGTACGCCTTCGTGATCACGCTCGACTGGTAACGGGATCCGCCATCGAGGTACGCGGAGCTTGCAACCGGTGCGAGACGGGTGTTCGGGAGGAAGTCGTTGAACGACCAGACTTGGCCTGCTCCCTCTGAGACCGCGGTCATGTCTCCCGCGAACATGAGGACGGGTCCGAAATTGGAGAACGAGGTAGCGAAGAAGTCGTTCACCTGCCAGTTGTCCCAGTACCCGAGCCAAGAGCGGGCCAGTGAGTGATAGACGATGACCGCGTTGTTCCGGGGGATTAAGTCTTCAAGTTCGAGCGAGGATCCATTTTCGAGAAGAATGGCGTATTCGCTTTCGAGACCAATACCGAACGGTCCTTCCTGAACAAACGGAACTGCGAGCAAATATCGGTTGTTCCAGAACACGCCGTCGCAGAGGTCGAGCTTGGTCTTGTCGATCCTGCTGATCAGGTCGTTGATGGGGCTGGAGAGCGCGAGGCCGACGCTGGTCTGGGTACCGGCTTGGATCTGCGCCATCGACCGGATGCCGTCGCGGGACAGGAAGAATACGTCAGCACCGACCGCAGCGATGGAACGGTGCGAGGAGCAGCCGATATTGCCGCTGATGAGTGATATGGTCCAATCGGCAGGATCCTGCGTAGGATCGGCATCTACGCTCCAAATTGAGCGTTCCTTGAAGACGAGCAGTTTGTAACCGAACCACGAGTACAGACCCTTGATAGGATCGCCGTCGCCACCGACCCGAATGGAGCCGAGCGGATCCCAGGATTCGCCATCGAGGATATCCGAGAAGTAGAGGGTATCGGGCTGGATAGCGGTATCACCAGAGACGGCCCAGAGCCGGTTGGTATGGGTGGTGAGGTAGAGCGGCTTGTTGGGCGGCGAGAGGGATACGAAAGCGACCGCGTGAGACTGGTTGGCTGGCGAGATGGTGACCGTGGGGGCGGTGATGTAACCGCTGCCGGGGTTCAGGATTACGATGGAAAGAACCGCTCCATCCCCACCAATTCTTGCTTCCGCGGTTGCGGTCACACCGCTTGGGGGTGCGGCTATGGTGATTGTCGGGATGTTGTTGTGACCGCTCCCCTGATTGATGACATCGATGCGGCTGATCTTGCCGGCGGATATCGAGCTATTGAGATTCGCGCTGGAGACGTACTTCAGGGTTCCGTAGCCATCGGAATAGAACAGCTTGTCATTGAGCTGAGCGAAGTAGACGAAGGTGGCTGAGGCATTGAGCGTCGCGCCGCTGATCGCGTTGTACGAAACGCCGGGGGAACCGAAGTAGAGGTTTTGGGTGTTGGCGTTGCGATCGTTGACCGCGATGACCAGTCGCTCGGACGCTGCGGTATCGAAGTAAAATCCGGAATAGACCTCCGCGTTTGTCGGAAGGTTACTGCCGTAGTTGGAGGTGGTTAAGTTCCAAGCGGTGAGGATTTCCTCCCAGTTTCTGGATTCGCTGTTACCGGCGAGTGAAACCGATCCGAGACGAGTGACTAGGTTACCAAAGTCATCGTAGTCCATGTTGATGGCCGACTCCATGCTGGTAGCAGGGATGGCATCGGGACGAGTAGCAGAGACGACACCGGTACTGAAGCCGGTGCTTCCATCCAACAGCATCTGATCATCAAGAGCATCTGAGGATTGGAATGGCATGGCGGATTACAGGATGTCTTGGAAGGTGTAATCGTACAAGCTATCAGGAATGATGCGGCTGATTTGCTGCTGCTGGCCGCGTTCCATATCCTTCATAATGGAGACCTGAGCGGCTCCCTCTTGGAACTTGGCTTGGGCTTTCCCGTACTGCCGGGAGTATTCGAGGAGATCGCCTTCGGTGTAGGCCATCAGAGCGTTCTCAACACCGCGCAGCTCGAAGTTGCTGTCGTTGACGATCGCTTGGTTCTCGCCGAACTGCCGCATCTGGGACTGCTTCTTCCCGAGGATGAAGAGGGTGCCATCGGTGTTGGGCGTTGGAACGAGCTTGATGCGCGGGACGCCGGCCTCGCCGTAGGATGCGCCGATGACTCGGGTCCAGTTAACGAAGTTGCCGGGTGTGGATTTGCGGCTATCGACGTTGTTCCAAGTGTTGGGATCGAGTTGGAAAAACGAGACCCATTCCGCGGCGGGGACTTCGATGCCATCGGTTTCGCCGTTGATCGTGAATCGGATGGCGACCGGGAAGTCGAGGAACATGTTGTAGCCGGTACCTGAGGCGTAGGTAGCGGTTACGGTCTGGTCGAGGGTGACCAGTTCGTTGCCTTGGCTGACTGAGCGGGAGATGACGCCGAGGGTATCGTTCCAGAGGCACGAATCCCAGATCATGGAGTAGCGGCGGATGCAGAACTTCTTGGCCAACGCGAGGGTGTTCGCGTCGGTGAAGGAGAGCTTGTCGCAGGCCGCTTGGGCTACTTCAGAGGGTTTCATGGAGCGAAGTATTCCTGCAAAACCATCGTGGAAGACGTTGAGACAGTATTATCGTTCACAGCATAATTAAGGTACAATTGCTGTGCGCTTGTTGGCCCGTAGTTATGAATCCGATATGTAACAGGTGATGTCGTGTTTGGACTATCAAAAAACTGGATCATTTTGTTACTGATTGTGGTAACCTCCCCATCCTCGTAAGAACCGCTGGATATACCCTTTGTATTTAATCCAGTAGATGTTCCGATCTCAGTTGAATTCCTTGTTAACCTAAATAGAACAAATTGAGAACCATTAACAAGGCAGGAATAATTAATACAAATGGTTACCAGTATTTTAGAAGATGTGCTTCTAGGTGTTATAGTGGTGCTGAGCGATGTGATCTCTTGTCCTGGAGCGGTTGCTGACCCAGAGTAAGTTTGCCTCGTGGTATCAATTGTCTGAACACATTGAGGAGCATTAGACGCATTGATTCCGAGCGCACTGGCTGCGATGGAGCGAAGTTTGCTGCTGTCATTCGCATCGGTGATCAGCACCTTGTCGTTGGCCAGATCGACCGTGACATTGGTCAGGTTGGGAAGCGTGACCTCGTTGGCGTTGATCGTCAGGAGATCGGTGCCGAGGTTTCCGATCGTGGTGTTGCCGTTGACCGTGGCGTTGCCGGTGACGGTCAGGTTGTTGGAGAGCGTCGCAGCACCGGTGACATTGAGCGTAGTTCCAACCGTGGCCGCACCCGTGACGTCGACTGAATCGAGAGTGGTGGCTCCGGTTACATCCAAATTGGTTCCGACAGTAGCCGCTCCGGTCACTCCAACGCTTGCCAGAGTAGTCGCTCCAGTGACGCCAACGGTTCCTTGGAATGTGGAATTTCCAGTGACTCCAAAAGTCCCTCCGACTCCTGCATTTCCGATAACGCTGAGAGCTGATCCCATCGTTACGTTTCCGAACATATTTGATATTCCGGAAACGGTTAAACTTCCAGGAATGCTAATTCCTCCCGAAAAGTTAACTCCTCCAGTAACCGTAAGATTGCCTCCAATCGTCGTTGCACCGCTCGTAGCCAGCGTAGAAAGGTTGGTGGCACCTGTGACCCCAAAAGTACCGCCGACGACCGTGTTACCGCTTGCCGCGGCCACCGTGAGCTTGTTGGCCCCGACGCTGAAGTCACCTGTGGTATTGACCGCGGTGGTCGATAGCTGGAGCGCGGAATCGATACCGCTGCCGTCTCCAACGGCTTTGAGGGTAGAGGTCAGCGCGGAGTTGTCGGAGCTTTTTAGTAGGCCAGTGTATGTCGATGCGACGCTACTGCCTGTGAGTGGAGTTCCCATATCAGTTCTTTGGTAGTGCGTACCAACCAGCCGGCAGGACCACGGTCGAGGGCCCCACCAGCTTCTTGTCTTTGTCGAAAGCGTAGACGCGAGCCTTAACAGGTGCGGCTAGCATCACGGGGTCACCGGAAGGGACCAGGACCACCTTGGTCATCTGGCAACCGAGGCAGTCCAGCAATGCGATCAGCCAGATCGTTCTTGAGAGCCTCGGGTGCTTTTC